TAAGACGATAATTAATATATGTGCTAAATGGTTTAATAACAACAGGAGCATGAAAAATATTATTATTTATAGGATTATATGTTACACTGGGTATTCCAGTTAACATTGCTGAGTAAAATATTTTCAATAAATTATTATGAAAAAACATTTGTAATTTTATAAATTATTTGTTTTCAACTATTTAAATATATTTTAAATAAGTAATTTATAATTATGAGAAATTGTTTTGTATTAATGTTGTTAACATTAGTAGAAGGTTTTGTGGTAAATACACCTATTCGAAATTATAAAAAATATATAGATAATAATGTAGTAAAAGTTTTTGAACCATATAATATTGAAAAAAATCAAACATCGTGTATATTATTTTATACTGGAGCAAATAGTTTAATTCCAGGTGAAATTTATACCGATTTTATAAATAAATTGGCTGGTAAAAATTTTTCCGTTCATGTATCTCCAAATAATCAAGAATTATCAGAAGATTTAGTATATCAATTATGTGATGAATATAAGGAAGTTGTTCCTGTTACACATTCATCTGGCTGTATTAACGCAATTAAAAATTGTAATAAAAATAGAGGAATTAAAAAGGCAATATTTATGGATCCAGTAGATAATAGAGAATTACTAAAAACATTTGGAGGATATTTTAATCCATTATCTTTTATGAATAAAAAAGAAGAAAAAGCAGAAAAATTAAAATATATGGATAATATTTTATTTTTAAATGCGAAAAAGTCATATGAATGGAAAATATACCCATTTACAGTTCCTTTTATTCCTGGTTTTGCTTTAAAAGAAGAAGAAATAGCAAATAAAGATAGTAATATTGTAAAAATAGAAGCCAGTGATTTTGGACATTCAGATATTTTAGATAATTTATGGAGCGATTTAATGCATGGAACAATAAGTAAAGGTTATGAAACAAGAGATGAAGAAAAATTATCAGAATATAGATCATGGTTAGCAAGTATGATTTATGATTTTGTATTAAATGAAAATATTGATGATGAGAATATTGTAGAAGATATTAATTATAAATATTTAAATTAGTATATTTATCTCTCTATATTTAATTATAAATTTTTGTTATAATTAAATAAGATTATATGTTATAAGTATGTATTATAAAAATTATAGCGAATTATATAAATTGAAAAATTTTTATAATAATAAAAATTGTTGCGAGAGAGAATATAATAAAAATAAATGTTATAAAATAAATCAACCAATGTCATCATATGATAACTTTTACAAAAAAATTCAAATAATAAATTGTAAAAATTATTGTAAAAATAATTGTATTTTTAAAATAAATTATAGTAAGTAATAGTGAAATTTTTGTTCATATGTTTTATCAAAGTTTGGATGTAATAAAATTTCTTCTTTTCTGTAAATATAATCAGTATCTATTTTAAATTTATCTCTTACTAATTTACCTCGACCAAAATAAGTAGTTATTTTTTTTGGATATGTATTTTTTGTTAATAGATTAAATTCATTTTTAATAAAATTTAATGTATTTTCATAATCATCTCTCAAATCTTCATATTTAATTAATATGTAATTTTTAGCTATTAAAGGTAATTTATCATGTAAAAATTCTAATTTTACTTTTCGTAATTCAAAAATATTTTTATATCTTTTTTTTGTAAAAATGTTTCTATCTTGTATTATTTCATTATTACCATCTTGACACCAAAATTCATTATTTATAAATTTATCTTTATTATTTCGAATACCTTTATTTACAAAGTATGGATATTTATAAAATGAATTAATCCATGTATATGGATGTCTTACTATACCTATATATAATATATTATCTTCTTTGGGTAATTCTTTTTGACCAAAAAAATGTTTATTAAGTTGATGTTCATGTATTTGAATATGAAAATTTTCCAATAATGCTTGTTCTAAGAAGTTTGTTCCACTACATCTTTCTCCAAAAATACAAAAGTAATCTATTTTACTATTATTTTTTGTAACTATAGGATGATATTTGTTTTCCATATATAATAATTTATTATAATTATTATATATTTATTATAATTATTATATATTTATTATATATTTATTATATATTAATATGTTATATTTCTAGAATTACTTATATTAAATGATAAAGGAAGAAAAAATAATCCCAAGTTTTGAAATAAATATATATCATTAATTATTAAATTATTATCATAATTTTCATTTGTAAATATTAATATTGAAGATATTATTATTGAAATATAACTAATTATTATAGCATTTTTTATTCCAAATTTTATAGGAATTGTGAATATAGAATTATTATAATCTTCTTCTATATCTTTTATATCTATTAGATTACTAGAAGCAAATAATGTTAAAAAACAAGGTAAATATATTTCAGGATGAAGAACTATATTATAATTATTTTCATATAAAACACAAGGAATTATTATAGATGATACTGTCCAAAGAATACCAATATATATTGGTTTTAATAGACTATAATTTAATTTAAAATCTTTATAAAAAAATGTAGATAATAATAATACAATAAAAGGATATGTTTTTTCATTACTTAATAATACATCTATATCATAAAAAAAGGCAATTATTATTGTATTTATTATAAAAAGTTCATTATTTTGAATAAATTTATATAAGTTATATTTATCATAATTTGTATTATTATAATTAATATTTGTTACATTATTAATTTCATAAGAATCTACTAGTCTATCAAAACCATATGAAAAATATGCTGTTGTAAATTGAAATAATATTGTTCTAAGATTCATGATATTTGTATTATAAAATAATCTGGTAAATACAAATTGAAAAATATTCAAAGGAATACCTATTTCTAGACCAGGAAAAGGATGTAATATAGGTTTAGAATTATTATTAGTATTCATTAATACTAAATTACTAGTAGTTCGCAATGTAGTAGTAATTAAAGGTTTATATAAAGGAGGTTTGAAAGTATTATAATTGATAAACATATAAATTATAATATTTATACTTTTTTAAATCATAATAAGCAATTAACAATATCATAATATAAATCTAAAATTTTACCACCTATAGCATCTCCTTTCATAGTTTGTTCTATTAACCATAAAATAATTTGCTTTTTATGAGCAATATCAATAAAATTAGTATCTAATAAATTATTTATTAGATATTCATTTGTCTTTAATATGTAGTGTCCAGTAAAGTCAGCATTTGGTAAACTAGAAGTAGCTGTTTTAATTATTTGATCTCCATATTCATATTTTAAAGGAACTACATATCTTTCTAAATATTCTGGACATTCTTTTATAGGTTTTTCTACAATAGAATCTTGAAGGAAGTTAATATTAAAACCAGAAGCAAAAAAAAGCGACGAAAAAATTAAAAAAAGTTTCATTATAAATGATTTATATTATATTTTTTTAAATTTATAATTAAGAATTTAAATTGTTGGTATAAATGTCATAAACATATATTATTCAAATATATCTTGTTTTATACGTTCTTTATATATTATATTGTCCTATACGTTTTATAAAAAATTGATATAAATATAAAAAATAAATTAAATTATAACTATTATGGAAGAAGAAAAAGAAATATGGATAACAATTGTTGGATTTCCAAATTATCAAATATCTAATAAAGGTAATATTTGGAGCAACAAAAGAAAAAAAATTTTAAAAATTATTAAAGGAGATGTAAAATTATATGATAGCGATAATAATTTTTATACTAAAAGCGTTGATAAACTTAGAAGAGAACATTTCACTGAATCAAATGAAGAAGAAATTTGGAAAGATATAAAAGAGTTTCCAGATTATCAAATTTCTAATCTAGGTAATGTTTGGAGTAAAGTAACAAGTAAATTATTAAAACCTGATAAAAATCAAGTTAGACTATATATAAAAGGTAATTCTAAAGGTAGTTGTAGAAGCATTAATAAATTATTAAAACAAATCTTTACTGAGGATATAGGAGATGATTTTACACCTATTCCAAATTGGGAAAGATATTCTATTAGTAAAAGTGGAAAAGTGAGAGATAATATTCAAGGAATTCTTATTGAACCCTATTTAAAAAATGATGGTTATTTAGCCTTAACTTTAATGGGTAAAAGTGAAAAAGGAAATATGAAACATTTACATGTTTTATTAGCTGAAACTTTTATTCCAAATCCTGATAATTTACCACAGGTTCATCATAAAGATGTTAATAAATCAAATAATAATTTATCTAATTTACAATGGGTAACTATTATGGAAAATACACAATCAAAAAATCAAAATCGTTCTATTGGAACTATATTTGAAAAAAAAGATGGATGGAAAACAGAAATAACTGTTTATGGGAAAAAATACCAATTTGAGTGTGCTAAAAAAGAAGTTGCTGAAGGTTGGTTAGAGAGAAGAAGAATTGAAATTGAAAATGAACTTGATATCGAATCAACTGGATATATCTTTCCATCTAGAAAAAGTTTTAAAGTTAGAATTAGAATTGATGGTAAAGTTCATAGCTTTTTAGATAAAGAGAAATCAGCATGTGAAGAATGGATGAAAAATCTAATTGAAAATAATTCTTAAACGTAAAAGCATAATAGATAATTAAATAGTTGGTATAAATGTCCAATTTAACTCTTCGCATATTTTTTTCCATATCTCATCTTGTTCGATGCGTTTCTCTCTGTCTTTCAACATCGGAAAATAAGGCAAAAATTGTCGTTGCTCAAGTAATTCACATAATTTATAAACAGTATAATAATAATTTAAAAAATTAACTCTATCTTCAGGGCAAAATTTACTATATGGTCCTTGTATATCAATAAATAAATTACATAAACGCTCTTCTAATCCAGGTGTCATGATAGGAGGTTTAATACCCAATTTATCTTTAATAAATGGAATATGTTCATAATATTTATTATAACCTAATTTTTTAAGAATTTCCTTAGCCTTTTTATTTGTTAATTGTTCTATAGTAATTCTTTCCTTTTTAATTTGAAATTTAACATCTTCTAATACTTGATTAGGTATTAACGTAGTTTCTTTTGCTTGAAATTGTGCTAATATCTCTCTAAAATGATTAATTCTTTTATATGCATAGAAACATACTTCTTTTGGTGGTTCTTTATATGTAGGCTTGTCTGTATCAACTAAAAATTTAATATATTTACTACAATTATTACAAACTAGAATTCCTTCATGATCAATAGGAATCAATTCTCCTTTATTACAATAATTACATATATCAGTTGAATAAACAAAATTATTTACATCTAATAATTTATTGTCAACATTATAAAAATATTTTTGTATATCAGTTGTTGTTTTTTCTTCATAATCATTAATTTCTGGTTTTTTAATATTGAAAAAATTATCTAATACTTTAGTTTTATTATTACATTCCGATATTTTTTTTTTATTTTCAAAATAATCAAATATATATTCAGAATTATTTAAGAAATAATCCTTTTTCTTTTTTTTAATTTCTTTTATTTCAGAATCGATTTTATTAATCTTTTCTTTTATATTTATTTTTTCTTCTATATTTGATGAAATATCCATAAATTTATTATATAATTCTTTACGTTCTTCTATTATTTTAGGTAAATAACTAGTTTCATTTTCTGTAAATTCATTTATAAAACTTTCATGTTTACCATCTAATTGTGGTTGAATTTTTTTTTCATTTATAATTTTTTTACTATTTTTTTGTTTAAAATTACTATTCATTTTATATTAAAATAGTAATTTTTATTTAAATTTAATATTAGGAAAAATTTAATTTTAATTTGTAAATATTGTAAAAGTAATTTATTTATAAAAATAAATGGAGCATACTATTTATTTACCACCTAATAAATTACATGCTGATAATTACTTTATTCAAAAAATGAATTTTATAAATAACGCTTTAGAAGATGGATGGACAATTAAGAAAAATAAAGATAAATATATTTTAACAAAAAATCACGAAGGGAAAAAAGAAATCTACCTTGAAAACTATCTAGAAAAATTTCTAGAAAAAAATATTTTTGGTAATAATGTTTTTTTAAATTAAATAGTTAAAATCAAAATTTTTTTCTTTAGCAATATTATATAAAATATGGGAGGAGGACTTATGCAACTCGTAGCCTATGGCGCCCAAGATGTCTATCTTACTGGAAATCCACAAATTACTTTCTGGAAAGTAACCTACCGTCGCTACACCAACTTTGCGATGGAATCGATTGAACAAACCTTCAACGGCCAAGCTGATTTCGGTCGCCGTGTTACATGCACCATTTCGCGCAATGGTGATCTTGCTTACCGCACATACCTTCAAGTAACATTTCCTGAAATTAACCAAGCGATGGGTAATCACGGACAAACAAACCCCAAAGGAGAGGCGAATGATGGTGTATACGCTCGTTGGTTAGACTTCCCTGGCGAACAATTAGTATCGCAAGTTGAAGTTGAAATTGGTGGCCAACGCATTGATCGCCAATATGGTGACTGGATGCACATCTGGCAACAATTGACTCTCACCGCGGAACAACAAAGAGGTTACTACAAAATGGTTGGTAACACAACCCAATTAACCTTCATCACTGATCCTTCGTTCGCGGCGGTTGATGGTCCTTGCTCGGTTGATGCGCCTCGCCAAGTTTGTGCGCCAAGAAATGCGCTCCCCGAAACCACATTATACGTTCCATTCCAATTCTGGTATTGCCGTAACCCTGGTCTTGCGCTCCCACTCATTGCGCTCCAATACCACGAAGTTCGCATTAACCTTGATCTCAGACCCATTGATGAATGCTTATGGGCTGTATCATCGCTTAATTGCGAAAAATTAGGAACAACATCGCCTAGAGTTCGTGCTGCTTACAATCAATCGCTTGTTGCGGCTTCGCTCTATGTTGACTATGTTTTCCTTGACACCGATGAACGCAGACGCATGGCCCAAAACCCCCACGAATATCTTATTGAACAAGTTCAATTCACTGGCGATGAATCGGTTGGTTCCTCGTCCAACAAAATTAAACTCAATTTCAACCACCCTTGCAAAGAATTAATCTGGGTTGTTCAACCCGATGCTAACGTTGACTACTGTGCTTCATTAGAATGTGGTCAAACTCTTTACAATGTTCTTGGTGCGCAACCTTTCAACTACACTGATGCGATTGATGCGCTCCCCAACGCGATCCATGCTTTCGGTGGACCCGATGCTGTTGCGGCCACACCCCATGCTTTCATTGATGGAGATGGTTTATTCCAAGATGCTGGTGCGATTGATGTCGAAACTGTATCTAACTCCTGGTGGAATGCTCCTGCCGATCCTACATCTGGTGTTCCCCCTACATCATACATCGACCCTAATTTCGGTTTTGGTTCAAATACCACAGGAAACCCCGGTGTTGTTTCTCCTTACATTGAAAACTCCGGTGTATCTGATGCGGGAACCTTCGTCTTAGCCGAAACATCGCTTGACATGCACTGCTGGGGCGAAAACCCTGTTGTAACTGCTAAATTACAACTTAACGGCCAAGACCGCTTCTCAGAACGTGAAGGTACCTACTTCGACCTTGTTCAACCTTACCAATTCCACACTCGCGCGCCTGACACTGGCATCAACGTTTACTCGTTTGCTCTCCGCCCTGAAGAACACCAACCTTCTGGCACATGCAACTTCTCGCGCATTGACAACGCGACCCTCCAACTTGTTCTCTCGAACGCCACAGTTGAAGGTACATCGACCGCGAAAGTTCGTGTCTACGCGACCAACTACAACGTTCTCCGTATCATGAGTGGTATGGGTGGACTTGCGTATAGTAATTAGAATTATATGTTCTTTTCATTTAATCATTTTAAATAATAAGAACTTAAAGATAAAATTACATTAATAATTATAAAAATGGAACGATACTATATTAGAGCTAAATATGATATTAATAATGTAGATAAATATGCAAAAATTATATATGGTATGAAAGAATATATTTTTGATACAGATGATTTTTTAAATATTTTAAATTATGAAAAAAATTTTATTTTTTATAATGAAAATGATACTTATCCATCTTTTACATGCCATAATAATAAAATAACATTTTTAGAATTTTTATACAATTTTTCAATAGATAGCATTTGTTATAACTTTAAAAATAATAATGAATATGATTTAAGAAGAAATAATATTGAATATTTTCATAAATATCATAAAAATGTTATAGAAAAGTATCCAAACGCAATTTATAATGAAGGTCATTATTCTAAAATGGGTAAAGATGCGCATATTATGAAAAATCCATATTGGGAAATTGATAATAGTGATTCAAATAAAATATATTTAATGTATTGTGAGACAAATACATTAGTAAAAATAGATAGTAAATCATTAATTAAAATTAGAGAATTTGAAGAAAAAAATAATAATAAAAAATTAACTTTTTATAAACATAGTAATGGTTATATTTTGTGTAGTAATAAAAAATTATTTATTCATCAAATCATAACTGGATGTTATGGTAATGGTAAAGGAACAAAAAATATTAGCGTTGATCATATTGACCAAGACCCTTTAAATAATTGCTATGATAATTTAAGAATAGCAAACCGCAAAGAACAAGAAGAAAATAGTGGAGGAATTAAAGAAGGAACTAAAAGAGAAAGATCAAAACTAGCATGTGATTTACCAGATAATATAACGCAAGATATGATACCAAAATATGTTTATTATGTAAAGTCGCGGGATAATCATGGAGAACATTTTATAATTGATAGAAAACATCCAAATTGCGATAAAGACATTAAAGGAACTAAAAGTATTAAAAAAACGGCTATACAAAAATTAGAGGAAATTAAGGTAATATTAAATAATTTAGAAAATAATGATAAAAAAAAAGATATAGATGATAGTAATGATATTTTTAAATTGCCGCAATATTATAGAATAGGTAAAAATAGGGGTAATCCAACATTATTTTATGAAAAAAGAAATAATCATAAAAGATATAATTATTTAATGAAATTAAAAGAAAATGAAGAATTAAATAAAGAATTATTAGAAAAATTTAATATAAATTTATACAAAAAATATCCCGAATTAGAAATATAATTTAACTAAAATAAATACAAAAATCATATTAAAAATTTTATTAATATGATTAAAATACTTTTAAGAAGTTAATATATAGCATAATAGTAAAAAATATTATAATAAAAAATATAGTAGCTAATTTATGTTGGGCATGTTTAATAGTAAATATTCCTTTCTTTAGACTTGGAACTCCCATAGATTCAAAATTCATACCAAAAAATCCTACAATAAATGATAATGGAATAAAGATAGTTCCTATCATTGAAAAAATATTTCTCTGTAAAGAATTAAAGTCAGAGAGAACATATGTGAGAAAGGCAATATAGTGTTCTATTTTATCATTATATTTAGTATTATTTTTTTCTAATGCTAATTTTTTATAAGTATATAATTTATTAATATTATTTTTAGCTGAATGCTTATCCCATCTAGTTTTATTATCTAAATAATTAAAATATTTTTCAATATTATTAAAATCAACATCAATAGAATAATATGTAGTGGGATCTATATTTTGAAAAAAAGTTAAATTACTCATTATATATATAATGGAAAAAAAATTAAAATGGCCTGATGATTTTTTAAATATTAAATGTGTTATTTATACTATATATATTGCTTTATTATATTGGTTACTTCCTCGAAAACCATTTTTCTTATTTCTCTCTACTTTAATAAATTATTTCATGATAAATTGGTATAATTATTCATATTTATGTCAATATAATAATATATTTTTTAACATTTTCTACGCAATACTTGTAACCTTATTGTTAATATACTTACCAATAAAAAATAAAGTAATATTGGGATTTTCTCTCTACTTTCCATATTTTATTTTAGCATGGTATGATTATTTTGCTAATTGCTCATTTAGAATGAATCCAACTTTATTTCCATTTGGAAGATTTATATTTTTACCAATGAAACCTGAACCATATCAACGTCAGTATGATACATTGGACCCTATAGTAAAAAAAAATATAGCAAATTTTGATAAATATATTTTTGTAACAATTTTTGTAGGTTTTCTATTTGTTTTTTTATATAAATTTATTTTATAATTTAGTTATATAAATTCATAATATAATATTAATTTAATAATAAATA